TATCTTCCGGATTTGTGTGGGATTCAATTCTGTGCCGCCAACAAAAAGATTGCAAGTTGATAAACGTTGGACCAAAGTACCACAAGAGGAGAGAGACAATGCCAGATGACCTGTTACAAACAATCACCGCCGCTGGTCTTGAAGCGCGCGACATCACTCTGCAGATAGAATCCCTCGAATTGCAAATCAAGGAGCTGGCCGGTCAATTGCACGTATTGACGCGGCAAACCCTGCCGGACCTGATGCATCAAGCTCACATGACGAAGTTCACTCTGACGGCGCAGGGCAACACCCCGGCATATGAAATAACCGCCCGCCCATATATCCGCGCGAACATAGCGGCAAGCTGGCCGGAAGAAAAGCGCGCGGAGGCCTTCCAGTGGCTTACGGCGAACGGGCACGGTGATCTTATCAAAACTGAGGTTTCCGTTTCTTTTCCCAGAGAAAACAGAGCCACCGCGATTATCATCGCGGACCAATTACGGGAAAAAGGTTTGCATCCTCAGGTTGACGAAACGGTCCACTCTGGCACCTTGTCAAAGTGGTTGAAAGAAGCCACCGCCAATGGCGCAGTCGTGCCGCTGGACATAATAGGTGGTGACATCGGGCGTGAAGCCAAACTGAAAATCATAGAATAGGAGGGTGACTATAATGGCAAAGCAAGTGCAGTCAGCACAGGCAAGCACGGTGCCCGCTGACGTAGACGATGAATACAAGGCGATGCTGGAAGCAACCAAGGGCCAAGGCATTTCAAAGGCGCAAGAGGACAATCTCGTACCGCTGATAACGATTTTCCAAACCGGTTCAAAAGCCGTCAACCGTGCGGGCGGGGCGTATGTAGAAGGTGCCGAGGCCGGGAGTTTTTGGCTGCGCGGTGCAACACCGCCAGTGATCAGCGGGCAGGAAGGATTGGTTTTCCAGCCGTGTTATTTCTACAAGGACTTTGCGGAATGGATTACGCGTGACCAAGGCGGTGGCTTGGTCGGCATGCATCGCATGTTGCCGACTGACGCCCAAGAAATCCGCGATGATCGCAATCCCAACAAGGTCCGCTGGCGTTTGCCCAACGGCCATGAACTGCTGGAGCGCCGCAACCATCTGGGCTTTTTGGTGCGCGAGGATGGCACCATCGCACCTTATGCGCTGCCGATGACCAGCACGTTGCATTCCGTGAGCAGAAGCTGGATGACCACCATGAGCAACAGGGTGGTGGACGGCATCAATCCGCCGAGCTTTGCTTTTCTCTACCGCATTAGAACGCGTCAGCGAAGCAACGCACAGGGCACATGGTTCACCATTGACATCACTCCCGTCATGCAATCTGCGTTGCTCAATAACAAGGGCATGGTCAACAAGGACCTGTTGATGCAGGGCAAGGCCATGTATGAGTCCTGTCTGCGCGGCGACAAGCTGGCAGCGGAAATGGAAATGGATGACGCAAGTCCACAGGGAGAAATACCGTTTTAAATGACGCGGTCCACAAACCCGCAGCGCGTTGGTCGCCGTGCGCTGCCTCTCTCTCCTCAGAAAGAGCCAGTGGGTAAGTGGCTAAGTCCGGCCCGGAACCGCCAACGGTAGCACCGCGCATGACCCGCTATGTTTTCCCTTGTGTCATTGTCAACGTTGAAGAGCGTACGCGCATCTTGCGTGGAGCCAAAGATACCAAAGGCGACGCACAATTTGAATACGAAGTGCTTGGTTATTTTGCTGTTCTCAGCAGAGGCAACTTGGCGATCTATCTGGGCACCGAAGCGCCGGACTTGAAACCCGGCGACAACGTGCGCTTGATACTGGAGTCTGCATGACCGTGGATGGCATCTTCAGTCTGGTTTCGCGCCTCAGCGGCATACAACGTTTCAGCATGTTGAAAATGTGCCACCCGGAAAATGTTCTGGAACACGTCGGCATGGTCTGCATATTTTGTTACATCATCACGGACTGGCTCAATCAGGTGGAGCCTAACATTGACATAGGCAAGGTCTTGACGCGCGCAGTCGTACACGATTTTGATGAAACCATCACCGGCGATGTGCCGCGCCCCACCAAATATTTTTCCAAGGAGCTGCGCGCGTCAATGACCCAGCTTGAAATGAACGGCATTGCCAATCTGGCCCGCAAGCTGCATCTGGCCACGCTTGTCATGGACCACGCCGTAGCAAAGGAGCACAAGGAAGGCGCGATCGTTGCACTGGCTGATATTATGGCGGCAATCCATCGCGTATGGGAAGAAGTCTTGATCTATAACAATCATCATTTCGTGGAGCCAGCCAAGGGCATGCGCGAAGTGCTCGTCAACGTGCGAGAAAAAAGCATAGGCAAATTTCTGCCGGGGCAGCATTACGTCATCGACGTTATCATAAAAGACTTGGATGCTGTGCTGACCAAGGTGCTGCAGCATCCCTGTGAATTGATGGAGCTGCACAATGCAAATTAAAATTGCGCAACGCGCGCTGGCCAGCGATGCCGTGAAGGCATGGCGGTTCAGCCGTGACATTGCCATGGACTATGACCCGGAAGAAATAATGGCTGTGGATGCGCCGGTCATCGAGATGCCATCGGCCCTCCTGCATTTTATTGACTTCACTATCTTGGAAAGAGAAATCTTCTGCTCTCTGAGAAACCACACCGTCTGGGCGCGCACGTCAAGGGTTGATGACCCTACATTGTTCACCGTGCCGGATGAATTCTTGTCCGCAATGCACGACCAGTACCGTGACGATATGCTGCGCCTGCGTGGGCAAGGCGTACACCAAGACCAATGGCGCTTGCTGCTGCCGGTTGTCGCGCACACCAGTTGGACGGCGCGCCTGCACGTCCGTGACATAGCCAAGCTCATTCACTATTTCAAATATCTTTCCCAGCAGACTTTCATAAATCTGGAATTAACCGGGCGCTGTAACGCGGTAGCGCTTTGCTTGACGGATACTTTGACCAATATGCTTGGTCCAGACATAACTCGCGTATTACTGGAAGGCACCAAACTGGCCAAGTATTTGAATGAAGAGCCGATCGTCATTGACGGCAATGCCCTGCATGACGACACGCACTTCCAGAAGGTTGCAATAATCGCCCCGCTGGGGCTGCGTGCGCAAATCGTCAGGCATCGGGAGCTGCAGTTTGTGGACAATCTGCTGGACATGATGACATCTGAGGAATTGTCTACGCTGCAGTTAAATGTCCCCATCAGCATGTGCATCACCGCACGCAAGGACGTATGGCAGTCCATCATGGGCAAACGCGCCTGCTGGATAGCGCAGGCTGATCTGTGGCAACATCTGACAAGATTGTTTACAGCCGGTGTGCTGCCGTGCGCGGACGGCAACTGCCCTTACAAGGTGGACGTTGAAGCGCGCCTGCAGGGCAATGACCCCGGCACACCATGCCCGCGCTACTGCAATCTGTACTCCGTCGATAAGACGCCTTTCTTGAAGAAGATGCAGAAGGAAGCATGGTCACGCGGCGGCAAACTCTGGCAGAAGGAATTGACATGATGCCGATACGTGTTAAACAGATTTATATTGCTGCTCCGTTCTTCAGTCACAAGCAGCTTGCCATCGTGGAGGAAGTGGAAAAGCTCATCCATGAAGTCGGCTTGGTCTATTATAGTCCGCGCAGCGACGGCATCCTGCAAAGCATGACGCCTGCGGAGCGCATCGCGCAGGCACCCAAGATTTTCAAGACAAATTGCGTCCACGTCGCCAACGCTGACGCTGTGCTCGCTCTGTTGGACGACCACGACACCGGCACCTATTGGGAAATGGGCTTCGCCTACGCCATCAGGCGATATAATCTGCAACAGCACTGGTACAGGATTTTCGCCTTCACCACGCAGCGCCCGACGCTTAACGTGATGCTGCAGCAAAGCGTTGACGCCCATGCCTGCGGGCTGGAAGAACTCAAGACCATGTTGACCGGCTTCGCGCAGGGCAAACCGCTGATCAAGCCACAACCAACCGAGAACGTGGTGTAAGAATAGAGATTTACAAAAACAAATAAACTAAAGTAAAATTTAAAAGTAAGTCAAATCGGTTCACAATCCAATCACAGGAGACTACGATATGACTCCCTTCGAAAACGCCGTATATCGCGCCATCAGGCATGGTAGCCGAGATGACCGTAAGGCATTGATGATCGGTGCTGGTGGTGAAAATACCAGTGGTGAAAATCTCATGGCTTATATGCGGCAAAACTTCGGGCTGAATGGCAATAGTCAACCGCACCAACAATTTCAGCAATCACATAATAATTCAATCAGAGACGTTAAACCCGCCTTGATTGCTGTGCTGGAAAATCGCAAAGTTGTTGCCACCGGAGCTACGGTGCTCTTGAGCAGTAATTGGAGTGGCATAGACCCTAGAGGATTGATGATCAAGACACCTGAAGAGGTCTTTGATTTTCTGGAAAGTCTAACCATGGAGCTTGGCATGTACGGCGATATGTATCCAAGCCGCAAAGCACTGTTCAAGATGATCATCGACGCCTATTGTCGTGCTCTGGAAAATACGCATCATAGAGAAACACATTATGCCAGTGGTGAGACTTAGAACTAGAATAAATCGCCTAGTCTGCTCTGGCTGTGGCGCAGAAGCTTCATGTGATTGTGGTGTGCCTTATGTAACACCAGCAGAACGAGCAAGAGCAGTTCTCGCGGAAACTCCGCAACTCTCAGATAGAGCAAACGCTCATCGTGCTGGCGTAAGTTTAAATGTTGTCAGAAGACAAAGGGCCATTTCAACTGACTCCGTCGAGTCAGTTGAACCACGTCAAGGTAGAGATGGCCGATTACGCAGGGTATCCAGAAGACAACGGATGCCAACCGAGGCTGCTGCTGAAATTCAACATCAGCAGACTCTTTACGATCAGGCGTGCTTGTTCCTGAGCTTGATGACAAGCCAAACTAGGCGAAGATTTTTCGCTCATATAGAAAGGACGTACGATGCCTAACATTAATAAAACACCTAGAGCCGGTACAAAAGGCTTTATGTTGACGGTGGTGCCAACACGTACAGCTTTGGAGGATGCTATCGGGGAAAATGGCTTTTGTCATCCTAAAAAATGTTGGCATCGGATGGCTCTCTATTCAATCATGCAGGGCCTTGATCCTAATGGCAATCATCATATTCGTGTTGATGCTGGCCATATCAAGCTTAACTATAAAGGGTATCATTACGTCGCTGATACACCTTTGCATGTAAAGAGATCACTTATGCTGTTCGATGCCCAGCGTTACGATGAGGTTCGTATTCGTGCATACAATTTGCGGTTCCGTCGAACGACAAAAGTTAGATCACCAACTAGAGAACGTCAAGATCAAGTTAATGAAGCTCGTCGGGAGCGCCGTGCTCAGGGAATTCCAGCTCGTACTTATAATCTTCGTGCTCGTGTTGCTGGATTTTCTGGAGTAGTATAGCCCTTAATGTCTCGTGCAGTCATAACAGGTGCTTCCTCAGGCTTGGGCAAGGCAATTGCTCACAGCCTGAGGAATGATTTTACAGTCATCGACTGGTCACTGGAAACCGGCGTTGACGTGACGGACGGCGCGCGGATCATGGAAGCCGCCGCTGGCCTGCCTGCGGTGGACGTATTGGTCAACTGCGCTGGCGTCAATTACATCGCGCCTTTTGACCAACTCACGAAGCAGTGCTGGGACCACTTGATGGACGTGAATGCATGGGCCATCGTCAATTGCACACAGGCGCTATTGCCGCAACTGGCCGGTGGCACGATTGTAAACATCATCAGCCGCGCCGCCATACAGCCGATGACCTATAGCCTGCTGTACAATGCCAGCAAGGCAGCGGCAGCAATGGTGACGCGGCAAATGGCGCATGAGCTGCACAACATCATCGTATTCGGCATCAGCCCCGGCTGGCTGGCAGGCACCGGCATGACCAATAAAGTGGACGCGCGCCTGCGCGTATTGCGCAACCTTGCGCCGCCGCCTGCACGGATTGACCCCGCCGCCATAGCCGACCTGCTCGCTTGGCTGCTGCAGTCAAAGCAGCGGCACCGGCATCTGCACGGCAGCATTATAGAATACGGCCAATGAACAAGGGGCGGTTTATAAAATTGATGATGATGACCACATCTGATATGGATGGTGAAGCCTTGACCGCCTTGCGCATGGCCAATGCGATGCTGGCAGAGGACAATTTGAATTGGGAAGAGTTCTGCAACGGCAAAGATCAGCAGCAACGGCAGTACACCGCACATACGGACATTGACAATATTGATAGAATGTTTGCCGTGCTGTTTGACACCGTCCCGGCAACTGACGGGTTCCGTGAATTTATAGAAAGCGTTCATGATTTCTGGGAGCGTACAGGCAGGCTAACCCCGCGACAATATGATGCAATCAAGCGCGCATATGACAGGAGACGACGATGAAGATGGACCAGATTGCATACTACTGCGCCACCCATGAACAAGCCGAACGCGTCAAGCGCCAGTTTGGTCTGCATAATGCCACATGGGCAAAGGACACCGTGACAGCCAATGTCAGCGTCGCCCGCGACGGTGGCTTGGTCCCATGGGAAGGCATCAACGTTGCCGAGCTGCAGTTCAATGAGGACTTCGGCATCCAGCTTGAAATCATTCGTTACACGCTGGGCCTGCACTGGTGCATGTTTCATCCGGCGTATGACATTCACGGCATAGATACTTTTGTTGCGCACGTTGGCATCCATGTTGGTGATGATGACTTCCCCGCCCATCTTGACGACCAGCAGCTCGTGCAGCGCGCGCTGACCCAGCATCACACAGCGTTCAATGACAGGACTTATGAGTACAGAATCTATAAACTGACGCCCGGTGCCTATGTCAAATACATCAAGAGGATACCGAAATGAACACTACGGACTCATTGAAGGCGGCAATGCAGACCTACGAACAGCGCAATGATGTATATGCGGACAATTTCGTGCGGCTGGGCAATGTAATGGCTGCAATGTTTCCCGGTGGCCTGACGATGCAGACACCGAAGGACTGGCAGCGACTATACACCTTCATGATGATACAGGTGAAGCAAACGCGCTACGCCGCGCAATGGTACAACGGTGGCCATCAGGACAGCTCCATTGACACCATCGTCTATGCAGCCCTGCAGAAAGAAATAGATGATCGCTCTGCTGCTTGACACCGAAACCACCGGGCTGATAGACAACCTCGTGAAAAGGAAGGAGCGCCAGCCGGAGGTGATTGAAATCTATATGTGTCTTGCCGATCTGCGCACGGAAACCGTCATTGATGAATTTGACAGTCTGGTGAAGCCGACCAAGGGCATCCCGAAACAGATCACGGACATCACAGGCATTGACGCAGCCAAGGTGGCTGATGCACCGCCCTTCGGTTTCATCGCTGATCGCATACAGACGATGATTGAAAGCGCCACCTGCTGCATCGGTCACAACATGACGTTTGACCACGATATGCTGGACATTGAATTTGGCCGTTTGAATAGGACAATAAAATGGCCAAAGCTTATTTGTACCACCGAACAGACAATTTTTCTGACTGGTCAGCGCATGACGCTTTCCGCATTGCATGAATTTCTGCTTGGTGAACCAATCGTCGGCGCGCATCGGGCGCGGCAAGACGTACAGGCATTGATGCGCTGTTGCGCCCAACTGCTGCACAGGGATATGCTGTAACCGTCCAAACTACGTCGGAGGTAACGCATGCACGGTTGAAAAGTCCCTCTGAGGAACCCTAGCCCCGGTCGCAAATGGCCGGGGCACATTCCGGAGTGCAAAATGATTCACACAGGCTACAGTTTCAAAAGCGCCGTCGGGCACCTGCCTGATGTCATTTCCCGTTTGAAAACGATAGGCTGGGACACTGCCCCTATCGCTGACCGCTGCAGCACCTTCGGGTTCACACGCTGGCGCGCCTTGTGTGAACAAAACGGCATGCGTCCGGTGTATGGCGTTGAGCTGCCCGTCACACCCGCATTGGGCAAGAAAGTCCCCATGGACTTCTGGACGTTTTTAGCCATTGACAGCCTCACGGACCTGCACAGGCTTATAAACCTAGCCACCGCCAATTCAGGCACGGACGGCAACGAGTGGCCCTTGCTGACATACGCGCAGGCACATGCCGCGCAAGGCGTCATTAAAATTTCCGGGCATGCCGTCTTGCTTGACCATGTTCAAGCTGATGATCCAAACTATTATTTTGGCCTCACCGTTGCCACTGCCAAGGGCCTGCTTGCCGCCGCCAGAGCCAAGGGCCTGCGCCCTATTGCCGCGAGCTGCAACGCCTACCCCACCGCTGAAGACAAAAATCTATATCGCGTGGCCATGACCCGTTACGTCAAGCGGAAAGAAACTTGGATAACCATGGGCGGCGATACCCAGACTTACCCGCAGCATATCCTGAGTGATAATGAGCTCACAGGACAGGTTGGACAGGTTGGACAGGAGGCAATTGCCACTCGCCAGCGAGTATTGTCCGGATGCACCGCCACTCTGACAAAAGCCAGTCTGCTGGTGCCGCCGAAACCCAAGACCCTGCGTCAGATGTGCGAGGAGGGTGCTGCCACGCTTGGCTGCGATCTCACAGATTCAGTCTATGCGGAAAGACTGGACCGCGAACTAAAGATGATCGCGGAAAAGAAATTTGAGGACTACTTCTACATCGTGGCCGACCTTGTGGCCTTTGCAAAAGAAAGAATGATTGTCGGTCCAGCGCGCGGCTCCTCTGCCGGGTCACTCGTATGTTATCTATTGGGCATCACGGCAGTTGACCCAATTCCATACGGATTGCTCTTTGAAAGATTCGTGGACCTGACGCGCACGGACCTGCCGGACATTGACATTGACTTCAGCGATGCCAATAGAGAGCTGGTGTTTGACTACGCCAAGGAAAAATACGGTGCTGACCGCGTTGCCCGCCTTGGCACTGTGGCCATGTACGAACCCAAGAGCGCTTTGAAAAAAGTGGCCATCGCGCTAAACATTCCACAGCAGTACATTGACAAGGTGACTGATTCCCTGATTCTTAGATCAAGCGGCGACACAAGAGCAATGCAGCAGATTGAAGACACCTTGAATGATACGGAGGCTGGTCGTGCGCTGCTGCAGCATACCCCGGAAGTGGTCATCGCAGCCAAAATGGAAGGCCACCCGAACACCGCCAGCCGTCACGCCGCAGGCATCGTGCTGACACAGGAGCCGGTCATCAACTACGTGGCCATTGATGCGCGTAACAATAGCGTGATGTGTGACAAGCGTGACGCTGCTGCTCTTGATCTCCTAAAGATAGATGCCCTCGGACTGACGCAACTGTCCGTCTTTGAACGGACCTTGGAATTGCTCAACAAGCCAACCGCCTCAATACATAGATGGCTGGAGCAATTGCCGCGTGATGATGCCGCCGCTTTCAATGTCCTGAACAGGCAGCACTTCGCCGGCATCTTCCAGTTCAATGGCGTGGCTCTGCAAAATCTTGCAAAACAGATTCTTGTGGAAAGCCTGAATGACATCGTGGCCATCACCGCGCTGGGCAGACCCGGTCCCATGGCCACAGGCGGGTCGGGTACATGGGTCCGCAGGCGCACAGGCATGGAGCCGGTGGCCTACCCGCATCCACTTCTGGAGCCGTATTTAAAAGAAACGCTGGGTGTCGTGGTTTATCAAGAAACCGTCATGCAGGTCGGTCGTGAAATAGGCGACCTGACTTGGAAGGACGTTACGGCGCTGCGCAAAGCCATGAGCAAGTCATTGGGCACGGAATACTTCAATCAGTTTGGTGACAGATGGAAAGCCAGCGCCATCGCCAAGGGCATCCAGAAGGACGTGGCTGAAAAGTTCTGGTTTGACCTGTGCGCCTTCGGGAGCTGGGGCTTCAATAAATGTTTGGCGGGGTCAACACGTATTGCACTCAACAGTGCCAATAAATCTGTAGGTAGAAATCCTACAATTGCTCAACTTTATAAACTGTATGAACAGAACCCAAGCCGATACATTAAAAGTCTCAAAAGAAAACCACCCCTTATAAGTCTTTTCCCTGATGGACGCGGCTGGCCGCAATACGCTGCCAAAATCATGTACTCCGGTGAAAAGATTTGTTGGCGTTATATCTTTGATGATCGCACCAGCGTTACCTGTACGCCTGATCATATATTCTGGATCAACGGTGAAGAAAAAAGAATCGGTGATGCACGTATCGGTGATTTATTCACAACTCTAAAAAAAGAACCATCCACCTATCATTTAACTGTATCAACGCGCGGACGTGGTCAGGCGCATGCAAAAGGCAGACGTTGGCGCATCAGGGATGGAAACCGTACAGGAAAACATAATGTGGCTTGGACAAACGGAGTCCGCCATTATCAGGATCAATTCGAAAAAAGAATGCACGGCAAACCATGCCAAGAATGTGGAGCTACCACAGTACGAATGGAAGTTCATCACAATGATTTTAATGACGGCTTTGACAAGCCCAAAGATTTAGACTGGTTGTGCGTCGGTTGCCACAAGCGCAGGCATTATGCGCGTGGCCGCGTCAAGCGCTGGGAAAAGGGCAGACAAAGAGGCAGCAAAATTCTTGTGAAGAAAGTCAAGGTCGGTTTACGCAAGACCTATGATATTGCAATGCCAAAACATCATAATTTTTTGCTGGCCAATGGCCTTGTGACACACAATTCGCATGCCGTCAGCTATGCGCTTGTCAGCTATTGGTGCTGCTACCTCAAGGCGCATCATCCAGTGGAGTTTGCCGCAGCAACCTTGGACGCCGAGGATGATCCTACCAAGCAAATTCTATTGCTGAGGGAATTAGCCAACGAAGGCGTGAGTTACATTCCGGTGGACAAGGATCTTTCAACTGGCAAGTGGCAACCGCTGGAGCGCGACGGCAAGAAGCTGCTGCTAGGTCCATTGAGCAACATCGCAGGCATCGGCCCCAAAGGCGTGGAGGAAATCATAACCTGCCGCAGTCCCGGTGTGCCACCGCTGTCCAAATCTCTTCTTGAAAAGCTAGAGAGCGGCAAGACATTGATAGACAGCCTGACGCCAATTTCCGATCGCCTTCGTGAACTGCACCCGAACGGACTGGAAGCAGCCAACATCATCACACGCCCTACGCCGATCATCAAGGCACAGAACTACATGCCCGGTGAAGTGATGATCATCGGCGTTCTGCGCAAGCTCAACGTCCGCGATGAAAATGAGCATGTGAACGTAGAGCGGCGCGGCGGCAGAGTGATACAAGGCCCGGACACAACCAGCCTGTTGATGACGATGGTTGATGACACCGACCAATTGTTCTGTAAAATCTATCACGGCAAGTTCTCGAAGATCAATGCTCAGCAGATCATTGATCGTGGTCGTACAGGCAAAGCCATCTATGCCGTCAAAGGCAACATGGCACGTTTTGACTTCCGCATGATGTGGGTCAATTCCTTTCGGTATTTGGGCGACATGAGCGAAGAGACTTACGGTCTTGAAACCGGTGGAGCCTACGCTCAAAGCAGGCAGCAAGCGGCGGAATGAGACGAGAGTTCAGTGACTATGTCAGGCAGGCAGCATTCGTTCGCAGCAAGTATCGCTGTGAGCGCTGCGAAAGTAAAAATGACTTGCAGCTCCATCATATAGGCAATCCGGCTGACAGCAGTTTGTTCAATGCGCAAGTGTTATGCGCAATTTGCCATGAAGAAGAACACCTCCGCAGGAAGAAATATTGTCAAACAAGCACGTGATCATCATTTTTGTGATTGGTGTTGCCATTATTGCTATCATCAACGTTATCCGCAACGACGCACGAGACAAGGAAGCTGCGCACAAGGCGAAGACGGAATGGATCAACGACTGCATGCTGAAACCGTTTGACCTTGCGGGTGGCGCGCGGCGATTGCGGGCATGTGAATGTATCTATGACAGCGCAATCCTGCCCGAAACAGTGCGAGCCAGAAGCAAAGGTCTAAACAGCACAAGTGACGACCCTGACATTCATGCCAGCGTTCAAAGCATGGCGCGTATTTGCATCATGAGCGAAAAATGATTGACGGTGGCCTACGAAAGATCTTCCGACAGAAACTGACTATAGGTTTTCACTGGCAGAGCATTGAATCCCCACTGACCAGCGGCGGCATTCCAGATTCCAACTATTGCGGAAAAGGAATTGAAGGCTGGGTTGAATTCAAAAAGGTCAAGGGCTGGCACGTCGTGATGAGGCCGGAGCAAATCGGTTGGGCCGAGCGCCGCACAAGGGCAGGCGGCAGAGTATATGTGGCCGCGCGCAAAGGGCCGACGCTGTGGCTGTGCAACGCTGGCAGTGCTGCGCGCCTGCTGGCCACCTGTGGCCTGCCTAGCCTGCCCCCAGCGGCGGTGGCTGGCTGCTGGCATGGTGGACCGGCAGGCTGGGACTGGCTGCAAATAAGGGCCATCTTGATAGGGCCGATTCGGTCTTAAATTGCCTCTGTTTATTTGTTTATTTTTCTTTACAGCGCCATGAATCAAACGTACGTTGATTTTCACAAACAGGAGTTACCCAAATGAAGATCAACTGGCTTAAAGTATCGGTCGCCGCTGGAATTATTTTCATGCTCAACAGCGCATGGGTTATGGAGGGCACCGATAATAATTGTGCGGCACTGGAGCGTCTCGCAGTTAAAAAGACCAATCCAAAATCAACCATTGTTAGAGCCGCTATGAACTTTAGCAATGGCGCTTTAGCTTCTGCAGTAGCATCGAGAAATAATCCGTATCTGCCAACTGCTCTGTCATGCAACGTCGCATATTGGAGCGCCCTCTAATGCATAAACCACTGGCGCTGACAGCAGAAATTAAATCTTTCGGTCAGTGGGTCGAAATAGGTATTGAGGACGCCCTTGTTCGAAAAGGACGCGCAATGCGCTGTGTTGAATGCCATGGGATTGTGCGACCACACGAACATGCAAGAACAAATATGACCGCACACTTTGAGCATCACGAAGCAAACGCGGGCTGTTCACGCTCGTCTGCTTTTGATGGCGGCGAAAAAAGAATGCATCGGAAAACGCTCACTTAAACAGGAGAAATAAAATGTACGTCATCTATCACATCACCAGCACGATGCAGGTCGGTCCGTATCACGGCCACCCGCACACCTGCGCGGCCAAGCTTTACAAAACGGCTGGCGCAGCGCGCAACACCTGCAACAAGTGGAACGACAAAGCGATCAGCGATGACCCGCGCAGCATCCGTGGCATGGGACCCGGTCCCTACGGATGGTGCCATGTTGATCACTACCGCAACCGCGTCGTTAGAATGGTGACGCGCACCAACATGATGTCAGGCGAACAGTATCAAGAAGCCAGCAACACGCCCGGTTATATGTCGCCGTCATCCGAAGCCTATTGGTCAATGTAGACCAAGGCGGACCCCACTCTGCTGGCCAAGGCCAGAAAACAAATGGAGACGACCAATGGCTAAACTCTACACAGTTCTGGTGCCCGTCAGCTTTGCCAAGCACAGCAACGTGCCACCGCCGCGCCTTGCACAGAGCGCCAAGCGCACCGCCGTCAGATATGACGGTGGCGGCATGGCCTTCATCGGTAATCCCGCTGGCATGTACGAGCATTTTTTCTCAACCAAAGATGCGAAAGCGGCGAAGCGCTTCCGTACTGCCGCCCGCACTGCCGGGTTCAAGGCCAGCATCCATCAGGTGGATTAAACAAATAGGGCCGAAATGGGACGACTATTCTTGTAGCCAATTGTAATCATTGGGGAATATTCCTGTTTGTTTATTTGTTTGTATCTTTACAAGCAAACAAATCAGGCGTATGTTGATTTGCACAAACAGGAGTTAATCAAAATGAACACTTGGAAGAAACAGGGCGACGAGTGGTGTGTACAGGTGGAAGATGCCCTTGCGCGCACCGGGAGCCAAGTAACCGTGACCAAGCGCGACGGCACAACCAGCCAAGTTACGCTAGGCGTCCGCGTCATCAGCAACATTTTCAAAGTGGCGCGCCCAGCAGCAACCCAGCCCAGCCGCGCACAGGTCGGCGAGATGACCGGGCTGCTGGCATTGTTTGATCGCGCCGCCGAGCATCTCCGCAACCCAGCCGTCGTGCTAGGCGTCCCCGGCATGGAAAGCACCACCCTGCGCATCACGCGCGCTGGCCAGTCCGCCGCGCAACCGGGCACCTTGAACGTGCTGGACAATGTCCGCATCGGACGCAACGGGCGTCGTCGCTGGTATGGCCGCGTGACGCGCGCGGGAGTTTTTGAAATGTCTCCCGGCGCTGCGCCAGCCATGACCGAACGCCTGCAAGACCTTGCCAGAGACCCGGTCCGCGTAGCCAGCGAACACGGCAGGCTGACCGGCAATTGCTGCTTCTGCAATCGCAGCCTTGAAGATGAGCGCTCCACTTCCGTCGGCTATGGCCCGATCTGCGCTGGCCATTATGGACTGCCGTGGGGCGACCGCCCTGCGGAGTTCGCCGCCAGCCCCGAGGACGATGTCCAAGCTTTTGAAAGGATGACACGATGAAAGTATTTGTCTACGGCACCTTGAAACACGGCTACGGCAACCATCACGTTCTGGAGGGAAGCCGTTTCGTGGGCAAGGGCTGCACCGTCGCCATGTGCTGTCTGTACGATGCAGGTTTCCCGGTGCTGCGCGAACGCGGTGACGCGGAAGTCTGGGGTGAGGTTTATGAAGTAACCAACCCCGACACCCTGCGCAGGCTGGACGCCTTGGAAGGCGAAGGCCGCATGTACCACCGCCGCGTCAAATTAATCCAATTGGAAACCGGCAAGGTAATCAAGGCACACACTTATATCGGCGACACCAAGTTCTGGAGCCATCGTCGGCTCAAGCCATGGCCGTTGATCAACGGTCACACCCGCCCATGCTATCACTGGCATCGCGAACGACAACAATGGAGCGCAGAATGAAAAAAGTGAAGGACATTTCTGAATTGAAGGAATACTTGGACGGCATGTTCAATGGTCGTCCGGGTGACCCGCACCCGCGCATCAGGCATGCTGGCAAAGTTTCCAGAAGCACAGTGCTGGCGCTTGCTGGCGCTGTGGTCGCCGTACATGACGCTGGCAGCATCGTCCTGCGGGAGCGCAATAGCCGGACGACGAATGTGTGCTGGTTTAACGTGCGTGGCAAACGGCATGCCTTGGTCTATCGCAACGGTCACGTTGACTTGCATACGCGCAGCCAGCAGGGCGCAAGGCTGGCCACGTTTACCGACGCCACCATGGCGCAGATTGGCCCGGTGTTCGCCACCCTGTAACTCGGTAATAGGGCCGAAATGGCCCTATTATTCTTGCAGCCCCTTGTAATCATTGGAGAATTTTCTGTTTATTTGTTTGTTTTTCTCTTTACAGCCCTGAAAATCAGGCGTATGTTGATTTGCATAAACAGAGCTTAACAAACGAACCGGAGCTACCCAATGTCCCTGCCCCTTACCACCCGCTCATTCGGAGTAGAGATTGAGTGCCTTGTGCCGCGTTACACCCGCGCGCAAGTGGCCGCTGCCATTACAGCGGAAGGCGTTGACTGCTACGACGCTGGCTATACCCACCAGACCAGCCGCAAGTGGAAAGTCGTCAGCGATGGTTCCGTGCGCGGCAATGGCGCGATGGAACTGGTTTCCCCGCCGCTGCGCGGCGAAGCAGGCTTTGACGCCATCAGCAAGGTCAGCGCCGTGCTGCTGCGCATGGGCGCGACGGTCAACTCCTCCTGCGGATTGCATGTTCACGTTGACGCCACAACCCCGGCTTTCCCGGTCGCCGCCATGCGCAAGCTTGCGGCCATGTACATGGAAAACGAAAACGTCATCGACAGCCTGCTCCCGGCATCGCGCCGCGCGAGCAACAATATGTACTGCACTAGCGTCGCGACCAATACCAACGTTGACAGCCTGCAGCGCGCAACCAACGCGACGCAAATTGCCAACGCGATTGCCAACGGTGGCCGCTACGTCAAGTTGAACTTCACGTCCTTCTGGCGGCATGGCACGGTTGAATTTCGCCACCACAGCGGCACGGTGGACGCGGCCAAGATCAACAAGTGGGCACTCATCTGCCTGCGCATGATGGCCGCAGCCGAGCGCGACAGCGGCGAGCCGATCACGCTGGCCACGACCAGCCGTCCGCAAGGTTACGGCAAGTCCGCGCGTCGCCTGCGCACCATCTATGACCTGCTGGCGCGTCCCAATGGCTGCACCCGGCAGGAGGTTGCGACCGCTCTCGGCCGCAGCACGATGCCCCCGCTCAACCGCATCCTGCGCAATGCCGGGTTCACTTACCGCGTGACGCACAATCATCGCGCGGCTGGCGCTTACAACCTGACCCGCCGCACCGAGCGCTATGTGCTGGAAGCCACGCCGACCACCGCAGCCACCGCAGCTACCCTTGACACCTTCATGGGCAAGCTGGAAATGGCAGACGATGAAAAAGTTTTCTGGGTGGAGCGCGCTGCGCTGCTCCGCTCAGTTGCTACCCGCAACCAAGTTGCAGCATAAGGAGCCAAAGATGAACCGCTACATCACAGACGATGGCGAAAAGTACGAAGCGGCCAACGCAACCAGCCTCGTGAAGCAGATGATGAAAACGAGTTGGGACGCCAGCATAACAATGGAAAAGTTTATGGCCAGCGTCGCCGAGCGTACCATGCAACAGAACGGCACCCACATCGTTCACGACAGCCCGGAGACATTCGTCGCCAGCCTGATCGGGGCGGGGCTGTTAAAGCAAGTGGAGGCCTAAGTGGTCCGCGTCGTCAACAACGACTACCGCGCGCCTAAGCAGCGCGCGGCCAAGGCCAAGGGCAAAGGCGTCCGTGGTCCGGGTGGCCAGTCGCCATTCCACGACCCATGGGCAGCGCCGCAAGGCAAGGCTACCCCTGCCCCGGTAAATCGACCAGCGACGGTTTCTAGGGCTGGCACTAAGCTATATTTGGCCTATGGCAGCAACTTGCATCGCGGCCAAATGCGCCAGCGCTGCCCCAATGCCGTGGCCCTTGGCAGCATGTTGCTGCACGACGCGCGGCTGGTATTCCGTGGCGTGGCGGACGTGGAGTACGCCCCCGGCGAACAAGTGCCCGTTGGCCTGTGGCGCATCACAGCGCAGGACGAAGCCGCTCTGGACCGCTACGAAGGCGTCGGCAGCGGGGCATACATAAAAGAAACCGTAGAGCTAAGCGACGGCAGGGAAGCGCTCATCTACGTGATGACCAGCAGTGGCATCGCACCGCCCAGCGAATACTACGTTGACATACTGCGCAAAGGTTACAGGCAGTTTGAAATGGACACAGCCTTTTTGGACCGTGCCCTCAAGCACAGTTGGAAAAGGAAGGAACACGACGAATACACTCTGGCTCGTCGTGGCAGGCAGCGCCAATCTGCGTTGCAGAACCGGCTGGCGAAAATGCCAGAACGCGTCGCCATCAATCTGATGAAGGCGCGCGCCAGCCAAATTGAAACCTGAGGAAAGGAAAACGACAATGTCTTTGATGCAACTTACCATGTGGACTGACCAAGTGGATGATCTTGGCGTGGAGCAAACCCTCCCAACCATTATCAATACAGACGCCGTCCGTAATTTCTACCCGCGCAAGGCTGGCCGTGAGGGCACCCGCATCACGTTCAACAGCGGTGCAGGCATGGCGGTGAAGGAGCCGTTCCATATCGTAGCCGAGCGCATGGGCATGCCCGGAGTGTCGGAGTACGTCGCCCCGGTCATCAACAACCTTGCAGAAGGTGAAGTGCAGGACATCGAGTCCACCCAGCACTAGCGTTTCGACCCTGCAGCTTACGGGCTGCAGACCGAAGCGCTCATGCTTCAATGAGGAGAGAAAAAATGAAACGGACTACTTTACTGCTGGCAGCCATGATGATTGCTGCCGCGCCAGTGCAGGCAGACGAAATAGATGACACGCTCAATAACAGAGCGACCATGGTTGCTGCCGTCGCAATACTGATGCAGACACCGCCCAATTGTAACATCGATCATAAAAGACCAGACCCCTATGATGTTGCTCGCTTCATCGTGCGGCATGGTCATAATCCAAATGACAGCTTCATGACTGATGTGAAAGTACAAATGAAAAAAAACGAAGGCTATGGCATGAAAGAAAACGAGCTAAAAATATTCTGTGGCCTCGGCATCATCTATTCAGCAAAAGTCCGTGACGCAAACAAGTAAGAGTGGATCATGGGCCGCAAAGCAATATTGACATCAGACGTAATGGCCACCATCCCTGACTTGGTTGCACAAGGCATGGACCTGCACGGCATCGCCGCCCTGCTTGGCTGCAAGGCTACCACCCTGCGCGTACGCTGCGCGCAGGAAGGCGTCCAGCTATTCGCAAGGCGGCGCAAGCTGCCGCTCAGCAACAATGCATTGACCAGCCTGCGCTGGCAGGCGGCACAGCGCGGCACTGATGAATATGCGCTGGCCACGACCCTGCTGGAAGTCATCGCCAAGGACAATCTGTACGACGCGATCATAGACGAGATGGCAGCATGAAGTTCTGCATCATCAATGCGACTGAGTTCACCGTCGAAATGATTGACGCTGACGACTTCAATTCTGCGCTGCGCGCCGCTGGCCTGCAGCCCGGTGAAGTGGACTTCGGTGCGCTCAGTCGGCACCTGCATATCGCAGTTTACGAGTTCGGCATGTACCTGCCGTTGCTGGAGCAAAAATTCTTCAGCCTCGGGCGCAACCTATACGTAGGCAATGCCGTATTATTCGCATGCGACGATGTAGGCGAAACCGTCAGTCTGCCTGCGCTGCCGTCCGTCATGTTTTATAAAGGCGCGACGGAGGTTGAGCGCGCCATCCATCGCGGTGAAATTGACCGCCCACGCGTGGCTTTAAACGATGTGGTGCTGTGGCAGTGGCCACAGCCTAGGAGGCTGTGATGGCCGGTACCTGCGGCACCTGTACCGCCTGCTGCAAGGTCTTCGCCATTGCGGAGCTTGCCAAGCCGATAGGTGAATGGTGCAAGCACTGCGCCATCGGGCAAGGCTGCAAAATCTACGCCAGCCGCCCAGCGCCGTGCGTTGACTTCAAATGCCTGTGGCTGCAAAGCCAAGAAAAGGAAAGTCCCTTTGAAACACTGCCGCTGGAAATGCGCCCGGACAAATGCAAGGTGGTCATCAGCCCGACGACCAATCCACAGGTCATCAGCGCCATCACCATGAATGGTTCATCAGATGCATGGCAGAAACTTCCGGTGCGCCCTGTGCTGCGGGCATTGGTCAAGGCCGGGTTTGCCGTCGTCTGTGGTTCGGCTGGCAGCACCCGCCGCACGTTGCTGGAAATGAACAAGGACAATGTCTACGTCGTCAGCGAAGCCAAGCTGACCGCCCCTGACGAAAACGGTATGCAATGGAGCGTCAGATGATTGGATTATTTCGTAAAATTTTTCAAAGGGTTTTGGCACTGTTCAGGCCGGAGCCGGTCTCTGAGCCAGCACCAGCACCAGCACCAGCACCAGCACCAGCACCAGCACCAGCACCAGCACCAGAAGGCAATCGCCAGCAGCGCCGCAGGCTGAGCGCACTGGAGCGAGCGCGCCGCAAGCATGATAAATTCATCACGCCACAAGGTCAG